TGATGGTGTATAAATCCGCCATCTGAAACTCGTCGCTACCGTGTAGCAAGTCAATCAGTTCTTTTGTCGCTGTCTTCATAGCTTAACGCTCGTAAACTCAATCTTTTTGGCCGCCCACAGGCTGCCCAAAACGTTTTCAAAATCCACCGTGTCAGACGTAAATCGCACGCGGAAATAAAAACCGCCCGTCCATGTAATCGGACGACCCGGCGTTTGCGGCGTGTTGAAAACCAAAACGCCCTTGTCGGTAACGGAATAATCGCGCCCATACGTCAACGCTACGCCACCCACTTTGACGGTGGGTCGTTCCTTGACAGCCAAGACAGGCTCGATAAATCCGCCCATAGAACGGACAAGCTGATAGCGCGTAACGCCTTGCACCGTGTTTCCAATAGGCTGATCGGTTACGGCGTTGTCGGTCGGGTCTTCGTAGAGGAAACTTTCAAAGCTGCCTTTGCGGGCGTTGAAGAAGCCTGCCAGTTGCTCCAATTCGTTTACGGACGTCTTTGTCCGCAATACCTCGAATGACAGTGAAAACCGCCATTGCGGGTAGGTGTAGTAGGCGGTTCGCAATTCGCGACCGCTCGCTGATTTCTGCGTCCCGGTACTCCATACCGCCGTTTTCTTCCGCCCCCACTTTAAGCCGGGAAACGTGGGGAAAATTGCATTGCCCATTTAGATGATTCCTTTCGCTTTCAGCAGAGCGTCAAATTCTTCTTTTGGCAGTTCGTTACCGCCAAGCATACCGATGGCTTCGGCTTCGTCCGCTTCGCTTTGTGCGATGCCTGACGACGGCTTAATGCCCATGTACGACGCTACCAAGATATGCACGGGCGGATGTTCGCGCCAATACTCGTTCAAATGCTGGATACGCGGCAAATCCAAGTTGTCGGCGACGTAGTCCCACGTCCACCCCGTAGAGGCGCAGACGTGGGCAATCATCGCGCCGAAACTTAATCCGCCGCCTGAGCTTCCCCCGCTTGTGCGGCTTCCTGTTCTTTGCGTTTTAAGCCCGAAACGTCCATCACAGCGGCAAACACTTCATTCATGTTGCCGATGTCGATTAAGTTAGCGACTTCTTCGCGCGTCATGTCGGGATAGTTCCGACGCATGGCAGCATGGGCGCAATCGATAACGGTAGAGATTTGTTTTGCGTCTTTGACGTTGCCGTCAAACGTACCGATACGTTCTTGCAACTGCTCCAGCGCGCCAAGTGCGATAGGTGGGATAACGTAATTTGTGCCGTTCAATTCAACGGTTACGCCTTTAATTCGTACTGTCATTTTCACTTCCTAAATTCAGGTCAAATAAAAGACCGCCCTTTCGGACGGTCTGCGTGATTACTCTTGAATCCACAACGTACCGACTTTAAAGCCAGCTTCATCGGTTTGCGCCGTGAAGTCGATTTCAGGGACAGAAAAGTCATCGTTTTTGGTCGAGAACAAGCCCAATTTACCGCTGGTTACGCTTTCCAGTTCCAACAGGGCTTTTTTGCCCTTGAACTGTGTCAGGTATTTAAGCTTAAAGGTAGGCGTGTTGCCCATCGCCAAGTTTGTCAGCTCAAGTTTCTTGGCTGACGGCATGGTTTGGGTATAGGTAAAGCTTGGGTAAACGGTCTTACCCTTATCCGCTTCAGCAAAGGTGTACAAGCCTGTTGCAGACACCATGTATTGACCCGCCGTCGGATTGCTGGCTACTTTGACGTATGCCGTGCCATCGCTACCCATCACGCCCGCGTCCTCAACAAAGCGTCCGCCATTCGGCGCGGTTGCCTGTACGGTATATGCACCGCTTGCTGGAATCGCTTTGCCCGTTACATCCGCCCAGAGTGCTTTCATGGTTCCAGTCGCATATTCTGCGCCGAAAAACAGGGTATTCAGGGCAAGACCGTTGATTAACGCGCCCTTGAATTTGCCTGACACTTTAACCTTGCCTTGTGCAACCGCCAAAGCAAAGCGGTTTTGACCGTAGAACTCTTTCAATTCCGCCGACAAATCAACGGACATTTCCTGCAAGCCCATGATTCGCACGGGCGTTGCGTTCTGTACACGGTTGCCGTAAGCATCCGTAATCATTTCGGCGAAAACCTCGCCGCTACCAAACGTCAACTGCATGACATTTCCTTTCCAAAATAAAACCGCATTACGCGGCGCAAATCATAATTGGGATAATACAGACCGCCTGTTCGCCAAGCGTTCCCTCGTCTGTTTCCACCGTACCCTCGACGCGGCAATACTCAATATCTGCACCATCAACCACCAAAGCTGTCTTGCCTGTGATAGGGTGGACGGCGTTCACGGCATTGCACACCGCGTCAATCAGCGGATTCATGATGGGCGCGGGCGGTTCGCCTGACGTTTGGACGTACAGGTAAACATCAACGCGCAAAATCCACTTGGTTTCCTGCCCGGTCAGCGTTACCGCCTGCATATCGCCCTGCGCCATGAATAACGCGGGTTGGTCGTAGCGTTTCACATCGTTCCAGTGCAGCAGCTTTCGGCTCTTGGTAACAAAGCCGTCCAATGCGTCCAGCTTCGCCCACAGCGCGGAATAAATCGCTTCGCGGTTCATCGCAATACCCCTTTGACAGAGTTTCTCAAATCGGCTTCAATCTCAGGTTTCATATCGCGCAAAGCCGACCGCAGGAATGACCGTTCAGGCAGGCGAACATTGCGGGAATGCGCACGAACCTGAACGTATCGCGGCGATTTAAGCGGTCGCCCAAATG